TCTGCGTGGACCGGCACTAAACTCTGGCCGGGAGGACCCAAAAGCCGGGGGCCTCGCGGTCACCGGCCTCTCTTCGCTGAGTCGAGCACTCGCTGAAATCCTTTGATGAATTGCTCTTGGATGCGTTGCTCAACGTCCGAGCGCAGCTTCGGACCAATAGCTGAGTTGCCAAGGTAGATCGAACCAACTGATGGCCCGTAGACGCCATAGAATCGACCATTAGATCCCTTCCTGAGCACCAGGCTGTTGGCGTTCAAGCCTTGGGCGAAGAAGGCACCATCAAACGCCTGCCTGCCCTTGCTCCGGCTGATCACGGCACTGATCGGCTTGCCTGCCTTGGTGGGCTTGCCCCAGCCCTTGCCATATCCTAAGCCTGGCTGTGGGTAGCGGGTGCCTGCCTTGGGCTTGAACTGGGTAAGGGTTGGGGCGCGGCGGGAGAACTTGATGAGAGCGGTCTTGCCGCCATCAACGAATCGGGGAGGGTCTACGTCGTCTTTGATCCTTTTTGCTGAGAGGTTGTAGGAGGCCGCAATGCCTTTGGCTACTGCTGGCGGCGTTGCCTTTGATCCGTAGGTGATGCCACCACGCAATGCCTTGTCGTAGAGCTTTGGATCAAGGAAGGCCTGAAGGCGCTTGAGCTGATCAATGCCAGCAAGTGAGACGGAGACGCTTGCCATGCTCAGCCCTCACGCTGCCCCAGCTCAACATCCAGCAACTCCTCCAGGTCAAGCCTGGCTAGCTCTAGGTCTGTTGGCACGTCCCAGGTCAGGCAATCATCGGTCTTGGCGCTGGTGCAGTGCAGGGTCTCAATGGTCTCCCACGATGCCGCCCAGTTCAGGATCAGCTCCTGCCACCAGGTCAGCCATGGAGTGCTGGTGTCGAGCAGCGTGGAGATCGTGGAGGCGCGTTTCATGGCCCAGCGGTGGCTGGTTCAGTCTGGGGATGGGGTGGTTGGGTTGCGCGGTGCGTCTTACGGCACCGTAATAGCCGCGTAAGACGAAACCCATTGGCACGACTGCATCTTACGCTTATTACACTTATTACAGTAAAAAGATATTTATTAGAGAGAGAGGCCATATCGGAATATGCAAAGGGGCGCTTAAGGGGCTCTCTCCCTAAGGGGGTATCACGGCGCGAAATAGCGTAAGAACGTAAGATTCCCCGAAACTCACTGCGCTGGAAAGGATTTGAGTATTACGGGCCGCGAAATACGGACGTAAGATCTTACGAAATGGCCAGGTCGTCGTCCGAAAGCGGAACCAAAGTGCATCGCTTGCTGCCAACGCCTGCAAAATGCGTCGGGGCCTTTGGTGCGTTGGCTCCAGTGATCCGCCGCAGGGATGAGCGGTGCGCTCCGTTGCTCCATGGCGTGGCTCTAAGCAGCTGGTCAAGCTGCGCATTGCTGTTGGCGATGGCCAACTGGCAGCAGTCCGCGTACTCGCCATCGGGCAGCCTCTCTCCGCCGGGAAAGACCTTGATGCCATAGCGGCCCAGAATTGGCACCAGCTCATGCCAGGTCGTCTTGCCCAGTGATTGACCCTTGGCCACGGCCTTGACCATCTCCCCTAGGGACGCATCAAGTCCGCCGCCGTAGCGCACGATCTGTTGCAGGATGGTGTCGCGGCACTTCAGCTCATCGGCGTCCCCGGCGTCGTGCTGCTGGTTCTCCCAGTCCATCTGATCAATCCACTGCTGGGCCTGCTCAAGGGTCAGCTCACAGCCGCCGTTGGCCTCCAGTGACCAGGCACCGGCCAACAGCGTGCCGTGCTGATCACCAAAGCGTTGACCAAATTTGCGACCGAGAGCATGGGCCAGGGTCTTGGCGTTCTTGACGATGGTTGGCAGGTTGCTGAGCGTGCGAGCAATCAGTGCCTTGCCGTTTTCGATCGTTGAGATCGACAAGATCTCGCGTTCAAAGTCTAGCCATTCGTTTTCGTCAAAGTGGCCCTTGCGCAGAGCCAGCACGCAAAACCGGTCAATGTCGGCCTTCTGAATCAGCGAGACGTTGATGCTTGAGACGCAGAACATGGAGCGAATCTCGAAGGCGTTGGTCCCGCCGCCTGGAGTGCCCTTGTAGATCTTTCCGCCTTCCGATGATGCGATGCGCGCTAGGGCAAGCACGTTCTGCACCATCTGCTTGTCCTTCACCTCGTTCTGCTCAAACTCATCAAACACCACGGGGATGGCGTCAGACTTGAGCGTGCCGCGCAGGCCGGCTTCAGTGGTGCCGCCGGTGGCGGACTGGAGCACGCCACCCATCAGCGGTCGCATAAAGGTCTTGAGCACGGTGGTCTTGCCGGTTCCAGCGCCACCAGTCACCCAGACGTGGGGCCGCCAAGCCAGAGCGCCGCAGACAGGCGCCAAAATGAGCCAGCCAAGCAGGAAGTGCGCAGAGACGGGCATCTCCCACTTGAAGCGCTCAGCTATGGCCCGCAGGCGCATAGCGTCGTCATCGCCCAGGGGTGTGCCGCTTGGGCCGTCTAAGTGGCGGGCCTGCTCATAGAAGTATTGGGTCGGCGGTGGGGCGTGAACCGAATGAGCCTTTTCGTCAACAATCAGGCGATCGCCCAAGTGAAACACCACGCGACCATCATCCAACCAGGCGCCGCGGCCACGGATGCGGTCGGGGTCAAACACACCCGCTGCTGACTGATTGCGGAATAGAGCAGAGGCAGCTGCTAGCCAGTTAACGCCTTCCTTGCTGGGGTGAACAGATTCCCACCAACCGATCTCGGCCAGCTCAAGCAGGTTCGTTGCGGTGTGCGATCCGCGAGAAATGGTTGTGACCTGGCCTGTGGAACGAGGCAGGTAGAAATATTTGCCGTTGTCAAACCCCAAGCAGGCGAACGGCGCTGGCCGGATATCTGGAGCGGCTGGCGTTGGCGCTGGCGTGGCCGGCGTTGGCTCTGGCTCCGGCAGCGGATCAAGCGCCTTGGCAAACTTGGCGACGATGCCGGCGGCCTGCGCTGGGGTCACGCCCTCGGCCAGGCCATCGGCCAGATCCCACCCCTGGGGGAGTTTCTCGGATGGGTTGACCACCTGCACGGTGCAGCGCAGGCCTAGCAGGATGCGTGCAAGTTGAGCAGCAGCCTTGCGGCCTACGTCATCAGCGTCTGGCCAGATTGTGACGGTGCGGCCACGCAGCGCGCTCCAGTCGGCGTGCTGCACGTTGCTGGTTCCACCTGGCCAGGTGCAGACCGCATGATCGGGAAACAGGGCAGCGGCAGCATCGGCGGCCTTCTCCCCTTCGGCGATGAGCACTGGCGCAGCAGCTGAACGCCGTGCCCAGTAGAGCGGCCGTGGCTTGGCGGGTGACTTCCACGCCCAGGCGCTGCCAGTCCAGGTGAGCGGGCGAATCTTCTTGCCGGGGAAGCGGCAGACGATGTAGTCGTCGTTGTAGCGCCAGACCTGCTCAGCGCCGGCGGTAGGTGGCTCCGTTCGCGGCTTGGTGGTGTCGATGCCTAGGTGCTGCTCGATGCGCCGGCAGGCCTGCTTGAAGTCCCACCCAGTAACGCGGGTGAGCAGGTCCATGCCGGAGCCGCCACCACCAGCGTGATCCTTGCCGCCGCATTGATTGCAGTACCAGCCGCCGGGGCCATCGTCGCGGTCCCAGCGGTAGCGGTCCTCACCAGCGCAGGCAGGGCAGGGCTGGTGTTTGTCGGTGAGCTGCTCAGGCGATAAACCCGCGAGCGCTCCCAGCAGCTCCGGCCACCGGCCAGATGCAGCGTCGATGGCTGATGGCATGAGTTAGGCCGTCGCCACGCGGCCAGGGCCTTGGCGCTCAATATCGCGGACGATCAGCCGGCGCAGGTATGCAGCGCGGGAGCAGCCCTCGTATTGAGACTGAACGTCCAGATGCTCAACGTGCTCGTTGGCGAGTTCGATCGTTACGCAGCGTTTGCCTTCAGCAGTGGGCCAACCGGGCATGGTGGGTAGTGGTGTGTTTTCTCACTATAGGGGGTGCCAAAGCGGAACTAAAGGGGGTAGGGTGGGGAGGTAGCCGCATCGGAACCACTACCGCCATGAGCGCATGACCTACGAAGATTTTCTCAATCAGAAAACGCACGAGGGTGTTTTGCACGGCTTCGATCCCGTGTGGATGCCGCCGCAGCTCTTTGACTTTCAGGTGGCGTTGGTGACCTGGGCAGTTCAAAAAGGTCGGGCCGCCATTTTTGCCGACTGCGGGCTAGGCAAAACCGCCATGCAGCTCACATGGGCTGAGAACGTGGCGCGCCACACTGGTAAGCCGGTGCTGATCTTGACGCCGTTGGCGGTTGCTGCTCAGACAATCCGCGAGGGTGAGAAGTTCGGCATCAAGTGTCACCGCAGCAGCGATGGCACCGTGCCGGGCCGCATCGTGATCACCAATTACGAGCGGCTTGAGCATTTCAAGCCAGCAGACTTTGCCGGCGTGGTCTGCGATGAGAGCAGCATCCTTAAGAGCTTTGATGGCGCCCGCCGCAATGAGATTACTGATTTCATGCGTAAGGTTCCGTACCGGCTGCTGGCCACCGCTACCGCTGCTCCTAACGACTTCATAGAGCTAGGCACCAGCTCTGAAGCCCTTGGTTACATGGGCCACATGGACATGCTCGCCCGGTTCTTCAAGAACGATCAGAACAATCTGACCAGCCGCCGCATGTATGGCGAGGCGCCCAAATGGCGCTTTAAGGGCCATGCCGAGCAGCCGTTCTGGAGGTGGGTCACTAGCTGGGCCAGGGCCTGCCGGCGCCCGTCAGATCTTGGCTTTGATGATGGCCGGTTCACCCTGCCGCCGCTGAACGAGATCGACCACCTGATCGAAACCAGCACCGTCCCCGATGGGATGCTGTTCGCCATGCCTGCCACCGATCTGCGGGAGCAGCGGGCCGAAAAGAAGCGCACGGTTCAGGAGCGCTGTGAGCAGGTGGCGAGCATGGTCGGCAATACCGGGCAGCCGGCCCTGGTCTGGTGTCACCTCAACGAAGAAGGAAACCTGCTACAGCAGCTGATTCCCGACGCCGTTCAGGTGTCAGGTTCCGACCGCGACGACGTGAAGGAGTCCCGGTTGATTGACTTTGCCGAGGGCCGATCCAGGGTGCTGATCACAAAGCCAAAGATCGGCGCATGGGGACTCAACTTTCAACAGTGCAGCCATATCACCTATTTTCCGTCTCACAGCTTTGAGCAGTATTACCAATCTGTCAGGCGCTGCTGGCGGTTTGGACAAAAAAACCCTGTGACCGTTGACATCATCCTCACCGAAGGAGAGCGGCGCATCATGGAAAACCTCCAGCGAAAGCGCGGACAGGCTGAGCAAATGTTTGCCTGCCTGGTATCTGAGATGAACAATTCCTTGGCTATTGCCAAGTCTTCCTACCGATCTCAACCCATCACTATTCCCTCATGGATGCCATCACCGACCGTTACGCCATCTACAACGGAGACTGCATCGAGGTCATGCGAGATCTCCCCAGCTCGTCAATCCACTTCTCGATCTACTCGCCGCCGTTCGCCGGCCTCTACGTCTACAGCTCAAACGAGCGCGACATAAGCAACTGCTCCGACTACGATCAGTTCTTTGATCACTATGGCTTTGTTGTTTCCGAGCTGCACCGACTGACCTTGCCAGGTCGCCTTACCGCTGTTCACTGCACCGATATTTCGACCGGCAACAGCGGGCAGGATGCTTTGCTGGATCTTCCCGGCAAGATCATTGCTCTGCACGAGCGCGAAGGCTGGCACTACGTTGCTCGCCACACAATATGGAAGGAGCCGCTGTGGGTGCGCAACCGCACCATGGTGAAGAACCTTGCCCATAAAACCATTGTTGACGATGCTGCATTTGCAGGTGTGGCATCTGCTGATTACCTGCTGATCTTCCGGCGCAGTGGTGACAATCAGATTCCCATCGCCCACCCGACCGGGTTAGATCACTACGCCGGGGAGTGCCCAATCCCGCAGGAGCTGCACCGATACAAGGGGTGGACAGGGAAGCAAACCGAGAACAGGTTCAGTCACTGGATATGGCGTCGCTACGCCTCGTCAATTTGGGACGACATCAGCATGGGGCGGGTGCTCCCGTTTCGTGATGGCAAAGATCCCGATGATGAGAAGCACGTCCACCCACTACAGCTGGACGTGATCGACCGCGCCATCTGCCTGCGGTCCAACCCTGGTGAAACGGTGCTGACCCCGTTTATGGGGGTTGGCAGCGAGGTTTACGGCGCTGTGCAGCTTGGCCGCCGCGGCATCGGCATCGAACTCAAAGAGTCCTACTTCAAACAAGCGATCAAAAACATGGAGATCGCCGTTGAGGACACGCGCGCACCAGACCAGGCGGATTTGTTTGAGCTGGATTTAGTTGACACCAACGAAGAAACACCATGAACGGCCTCCAACCCTCCCACGAAATCCGAAAGCTCACCATCGTGCTACCTGCCCACGTCGTTGACGCCCTGCGGTCACAGCTCAGGGGAGACGAGACGATCACCGACTGCATTAAGCGGCTGGTGATGCGTGAGGCGATGGGTGGGGGTGTGGTGTGACCAGTCTGGCGCTTCAATTAATTTTTTACCAATCTTAAAAAATGACCATCAAATTATCTGACTACGAATGTGGCGATCTTTTTAGTGATGCCATACGCAATCAAATTATTAAATTTATTGAAGACTCCGTGCCAACATCAACAAAACTCACTCCCGTCCAAAACGGCAAGGATTATTGCCGAAGACTGCGATGTGTTCAATGGGCGTACGATTTAGCAGACGCGGCGGACTTGCTAGGCCTGCCGCAATCAGGGTTCCATGCTCCGATAAAAGACACAATTAAGTCAGCTCAGCTGTTTTTAAGACTTCAGCGAAACGAACATTTTCGGCTTATGTCATTGACGCCCGAAGCAGGCGGTCTGCTTCGAGAGCAATGTGAAGACCGTCTCAACAAAATGATGGCAGACGAGGGCGTTGAGGAGTGACCCCAACTCTCCGCCCCTACCAACACCAGGCCATCGCCGAAATCCGCCAGGCCTACCGCCAACGCCACCGATCAGTCCTGTTCGTTCTCCCCACCGGTGGCGGTAAAACCGTGGTGTTCAGCCACATTGCCGAGCAGGCCGCTCGCAAAGGCTCCCGCATCTGCGTGCTGGTCCATCGCCAAGAACTACTGCGCCAGGCCAGCGCGAGCCTGGAGGCCCTAGGTGTGCGCCATGGCCTGATTGCTGCCAACCGCAGCATGGACCTGAGCCAGCCGGTGCAGGTCGCCAGCGTTCAGACCTTGGCCCGGCGGCTGCACCGGATACCACCGGATTACTTCCAGCTGCTGGTGATCGACGAAGCCCACCACAGCAACGCCGGCACATGGGCGAAGGTGCTCAGCCATTGCGCCAGCGCTCGGGTGTTGGGTGTCACCGCCACGCCGATCCGCAGCGATGGCCGCGGCCTGAATGAGTGGTATCAGGCGATGGTGATGGGGCCAACGCCAGCCGAGCTGACCGCCGAAGGATTCCTGGCATCGGCCAGGGTGCTGGCACCGCCAGGCCCGTCGATGGTGGGGCTGCGGAAGCGCATGGGCGACTTTGACATGAATCAAGCCGGCCAGATGCTGCAGGCCGGCCAGGCCATGGGCGACTGTCTGGCGCACTACCGGCGCTACCTCGATGGTCAGACCGCCATCGCGTTCTGCTGCTCAGTGGCCCACGCCGAAGCGGTGGCGGAGTTGTTCAACGATCACGGCGTGGCCGCGGCTTCAATCGACGGCACCATCGACGGCCAGACCCGTGAGCGGCTGCTGGGTGATCTGGGCGCCGGCCGCCTGAAGGTGCTCACCAGCTGCGCACTGATAGGCGAGGGCGTGGACGTGCCATCGGTAGCCGGCTGCATCCTGCTCCGGCCCACGCAATCGATCAGCCTGCATCTGCAAATGATCGGCCGCTGCCTGCGGCCACAGCCTGGGAAGACCGCAGTGATCTTGGATCACGTCGGGAACGTGCTCCGGCTGGGCCACCACCTGGAGGAGCGGGAATGGACGCTCGACGGCACGCCAAAGCGCGACCGCGAGGCAGCGCCATCGGTGAAGGTCTGCCCCAAGTGTTTCAGCGCCATGGCCAGCGCCAAACAGATCTGCCCCGATTGCGGCCATGAGTTCATCGCCGAGCGCCGGGAGCTGGAGCATGTAGACGGTGAGCTTGAGGAAGTGCAGCAGGTGGATCGCAAACGCGAACAGGCCAGCGCGCAGACCCTCGACGAACTAATCGCCATCGGCCGCCGCCGGAACATGAAGAACCCGGCCGGCTGGGCCAGGCACGTCATGGCAGCTCGCAGCCTGCGCAGCGGGAAGGCCAGGGTTCGGGAGCTGGTGGCGTGACCCATCCCCCACGCTGGACCCAGCCCGAGATCGACCACCTAGAGAGCCTCGCGGGCGACGTGCCATTCCCGACCCTGCTGCGCTCAATGCACTACAAGGCCACCGCCGAAGGCTGGCCACCCAGGACTGACAAAGCCATCGTGATGAGGATGCGCCGCTCCAGGCAGTACTGCCGTGCCCGCGTTGGTGAATGGACCACCACCTACGGAGCGGGCGAGCTGCTGGGATGTCCCGGCACTCGCGTGGATGCCTGGCTGAGGCGTAAGGCCGTCGCTAAGATCCTTGACCCGCAATGGACTGGCGGCACGCGCTACATCAACCGCAGATCCTGGCGCCGGCTGGCTCGGGTTATGCCTCGCGTACTGGGTGGGTTCAGCTCAGACGCGCTGTTTGCGCTGCTTGAGGATCGAGATCTGGCCGATGCCATCGCCGCTGATCACCCGCGCCCTATGGGTGACTGGCGGGTTAGGTGCGTTGAGACCGGGCAGATCTGGCCCAGCTGTGGAGCCGCGGCCCGTGAGCTGCACGTTTCGCAGGCAGCGGTGAGCCTGGCGATCAGGCAGGGCAGGCAGCTGACAGCGTTGGGGATGACGTTTGAGGCGTTGCGGGGAGCCGGGCCGGTGCTCGGTTGACTGCTGGCATGAACTTAGAGCACGTCGTACAGCAGCGCATCCTCCTGGCCTGCGGATCTGGCCCCGTCCGGCTGTGGCGCAACAACGTCGGCAC